AGTCACGCGCACTGATCCGCGGGTGCCCGTCAATCATTCGGGCCCCGGTTTCTTTGGCATGGTCCCAAATCTTCAAAGCGTAGTGCCGCGCCTTTTGCAAGTCTTCAACAGGGTTGTTTTTGTAACGGTTGCGCGTAACGTATTTGACATAGTTGCCTTCAAGGTAGCCCAAGCGATGCTTCAAGATAAAATCCCAACACTGAATTGACGCTTGAACGTAGTGTTGGCCGCTCACTTGTTTGTCATTCGGGTCTTTCTTGTAACTGGTCACTATTCACATTCCCTTCGCCCGGTTGTCGGGTCAATATAGCAAGCCTCGGCCGGTTCATCGTCATTCATTTTGACAACCGGCGCGTCGTCTTTGCTGTCGTCTTCACTCACTAACACGCCCGCCCGCTTGCCGTCCGTGCGGTAAGTCGTGCAACCTTTTATGTTGCGCTCCCAGGCGTGCACGTAAATCTTTTTGAAGTCATCCCAATTGACAGAACTGTCAACGTTGAGGGTTTTTGAAACCGCGCTGTCAACACAACTTGCGGCCACGTCAAGAACATCAAGGTGTTCATCAATCGTCACTTCAGTTGCACGCTTGCCCTTCACGCCAAGAAACGCGGCGCCATAGTCTTGAACCTTTTCAACAACCGGGCCATTGAACGTTTGCACCGTGCGGTCAAAGCCGTAACTGAAAACCGGCTCAATGCCGCTTGAAATGTTGTCAGCGCAAAGGCTGATCGTGCCCGTTGGTGCAATGCTGGTCAAATGGCTGTTGCGGATGCCGTGCACAAAAATTTCGTTTTGGATTGTTTCGGGCAACGTCTTGATGAAATTGCCGCGTGAATAGTGCTCTGCATCGAACAACGGGAAAGGCCCCTTTTCAACCGCCAGTTCAACGCTTGCCAAATAGCAATGATCACGGATGGTTTCTAACAGGTCGCGTTCGAAGTGTAGGAATTGAGCCGAACCATAAGGCAAGCCCATGGCTTCCGCGGCGTTCGCAAGGCCGGTGATGCCCAGGCCCATGCGCCGCTTGTTCAGGGCTTCGCGTTGTTGCGCTTCAAGCGGGTAAGCCGCGCGGGTAACAACGTTGTCCATTGCGCGCACAACTGGCGGAATGTCCAACTTTAGTCCCGTCCAGTCAAAGCCAAACGAACCGTCACCGTTGGGCATCAGGTATTTGACCGCGTTGAATGAACCCAACAGGCACGCGCCATAAGGCGGCAAGGGCTGTTCGCCGCAAGGGTTGGTTGCGCTGATTTCTTCGCAATAATAAAGGTTGTTCATTCGGTTGATGGTATCAACGAACAAAACGCCGGGCTCGGCCCAATCCCAAGTGTTGCGCATGATCATTTCAAACAGCGCATCAGCATCAACGAACCGGTGAACCTGCCCATCAAAGCGAAGCGGGAAAGGCTTGCCGGTCATCAGGCACGCCATGAATTCGTCTGTGATGGCAATTGAAACGTTGAACCCGGTCAGGGCACTTTCGTTGCGCTTGGCGTGTATGAATTCTTCAATGTCGGGATGGTCAACCCTCAACACGCCCATTTGGGCGCCGCGCCGATGGCCGCTTGATGCAACCGTGCGGCAAACCGCGTCATAAATTCCCATGAACGCGACCGGGCCGCTTGATTGGCTTTCAAGCTTTTTGATCATCGCGCCCCGCGGCCGAAGCGTGCTGAAATCATAGCCGATGCCGCCCCCGGCGCGCATCGTGGCCGCCGCTTCCGTCGCCCGTTCCATGATGCTGCCGGGGCCATCAACGAAGCTGTCAGCGATCGTGCCCGAAACAAAACAATTGTATGCGGTGACGTTGCGGGTTGAGCCCATGGCCGCCTGAATGCGCCCCGCGGGCATGAACCGCATTGAAAGCAACGTGTCGCGGAAATGTTCAAAGTGGTCGTTGTTGTCACGCAAGGCCGAAGCCACGCGGGTCATGGCTTCGCGGAAACTTTCACCTTTGCCCCGGTATTTCTGCGCGTGTAGTTCTTCGGAAAATGCAACTTTCGGCCCCATCGCGTGCCCCTTTTCTTGTAATTTGGACGCAACAAAACACGCCGGGCAACAAGCGCCGCCCGGCGTGGTTTCGTGGCGTTAGACTAACAGAAGAATGACCAGCACAACAGGCAAGGCCAGCCAGAAATAAGGCACGCGTTCTTCAACCCAACGCCCAATCGTGTCATTCACTGATTTGATTTTTTCAATCATTGGGCTGTTCCGTTAAAAGGGGATTTCGTCTGCAAGTTCTTTGGACGCCTTTGGCGGTTCAATCATCGGCCGTTCGCTGGCTTCCGATCCAAGCGCAAGGTCAGTGTCACGAACTTCTTTTGAGAAAGCATAACCTTCCCCGATCATATCCGCGTCTTTGTCATTCGTCAACACTCTTTCAACGTCAAGATTGAAGTTGTAAAAGGTGCCCAGGTCGTTCTTTTCCTTTTCGGTCGTGACGCGAACAAGCAACTGAAACAGTTTGGGCTTGCCCCGCAGCATTTTAACACGCTTCAGAAACTCGCGAAGCTTTTTGATCTTCGAACCGCTGAACGAAATCACAATTTGTTCAGGGCCGTCTTCGCCTTCCATAAGCGCATACAAATATTTTGTTTCGCGCAAATGGTTGTCCGAACCGGGAACCGGAACCTTGCCCCAACTTTGCCCGTGAGCCGATACGGCCGCCCGCACAAATTCGCTGGTTGGTTCGTGGCGTGCCACAAGGCCGCCTTCCGCGTCGCGTGGCGCCCACTCAACGAACAAGGTCTGAACGTAGCAGGGTTGAACGCAAACGCCATCAGCGCCCTTGAAAATCTCGCCCGATGATGTCAGGCAAAGTTCGCCCGGCTTCGCGCCTTCTTCTTCGTCTTGCACGGCCGGTGATAGGGCTTGCAAGATTGTCAGATAGGGAACCGCGGCGCCAACTTCACCTTCGGTGCCGTCGGTTGCATCATCCCATTCATATTTGGTCACTTCAGTCATTCTTTGAACCTTTCAAAACTTTCGTTTGTCGTTTGATGAAAACCCCGAACAATTCAAGCGGGATGTCTTCACCGTCCGCAAGTTTTTCACGCAAGAACGCGTGCAGGGTTTGCGGGTGAACGTATCGCTTGCGATCCGCTTCCACCCCGTGATCGGCCAAAAAGTTTTCAACTTCTTGGGCCGTGTGGTCATCGCCCTTGCCAAAGTCCAATTTCATTTGGTTCTTCAGCAAGCTTTCATAACCATGATCAGCCAGCCATTGATGGGCCGCCTGTTCATTTTGCTTGGAAATGTTGCCAACCAGTTTTTCGGCAACTGAAATCTTGAACCCGTCACTTGTCGTGAATTCACTGATGCCAACCTCATCCATGAAATCAGGAATGCGGTTTTCGTTCAGTTCGTTGAATTCCGCCTTGGCGTCCTTCAATTCGGCTTCAAGGGTTTTGATCCGCGCTTCCGCGGTGATCAGTTCGTCAGCCAACTGACTGAGAACTGTAAGTGCGTTGTCCGTCACGTTGTTCAGCTTGCCTTTCTTTCCATTCTTTCCAGTCCATATATTCAGTGCGGAAAAGCCGCACCTTGCGTTTGTTCCGCTGACAAGCTTTGCATTCGCAAACTTCGCCAGTCGGTACAATTAGGCGTTTGGTTGCCATGTGGCAAGTGTCCTTTCTTAACTATGGTTAACCGCTGATTAACGCGGCCGCAAGGCAAGCGCCCTGCACCGCGCCATAGTATCGTTCGCCCCGGCCCCACCATTCCCGGCGTGCACTGCGGGCCGCTGCCCAATAAGCCCACGGAAAGGCCACAACGGCCGCCACACTGGCAACAGCGGCAACCAAGGGGTTGGCGTGCCCGGTGACCGCCAAGGCCGTCAGGATCGGCGGAAACCAGATTGCCGCGCGAATGTATAGCGCCGTTTGAGCGTATTTGGCAAAGTCTTTCTTTTCTTTGCTGATGCTGTTGGCGATCTTGTGGATGATCTTGCCGCGTTCCGGCTGCCGAACGTTGGCCCAATAATCATCAGTTGAGGTTCTGCCCCAATGCGGCACCGTGCGAAGCCATCGGCCCCAACCAACGCTTTCCCCGGCAAAGTATAGCGCCCCGCAGATCACGGCCGCGATCGGGTCCAGCGTGGCCGCAAAAACAATGAAGCCCGTTGCTGCCCCAAAGATTGCGCCCCCGGCGCCCATGCGCCCGCGCTGCCGGTTCATGAAATAATATGCCGGGATCAGGCTCAACCACATCAGTTCAATCATTTGCCCAACGCTTCCTTGGCAACGTTTGCCATGAAATACATTTGATAGCCGTGATCATCCACGTTCATGTCAGCGATTTCCCGCAACGCCGCGCGAAGCCGTTCAAGTTCGCCGTCTATCTTGTCCGCTAAGTCCGCGGGTTCTGACGCGGCCGGGCTTGTTTCCCACCAAGCAACAATTTCTTGGCCCGTGGTCAATGGTTCGGTCATGGCTGTTCGGTCTTTTTCAAGCGCCGCGCGAAGCCATGCAATCTCAGCGTCTTTGCAATCGTTGTCCCACCGCTCGCCCTGCAATTCGTCTTGCGTTTGGGCAAGCTGGTCTTTCAGCTTCCGCACTTCAGCTTCAAGTTCGCGTTCCATGTAAGAACGCATCACGGGTTCAAGTGTCATCACTGTTCTTTCGTCTTGTGAGCCCGCGGAAGGTGCCCCACGCTGCCAACACGGCCGCCACGCCGCCAATGACCGCGCCCCAACCATGCAAATCAGTGTACCAAGGCGCATTAGCCAAGGGAATGTGTGCCGGTGCTACGCCGTAGCCGTGCGTTATCTGC